CGTGAATCGTTCGATGAAGCATACCCAGGCAATGCCTGGTTTGAAGCCATGCGTGGCTCAAAGTCTATGGAAGACGGTGTTATGATTCGTGACGACGCAATGAATTCTATGGCACGCATAATCAAGTGTGCTGAGATTAACGCTAAGATAGAGATAGAATATTACAAGGAACTTCGGAAAAGGGAGAGGAGGATGAAAATGAAAGGTGTAAGGGTGAGGAGAAATGGTAAGAAGAGTGTTGGAGAAGTTAAAACTGACTCTCATGTCAACGCAATTATGAATTGTGTTAGAGATAAGCCCAAGAAGGGTGACATGTGGGGTAAGTTTAAACGAATGAAAACACCAGCTTCCGTTGACTTAAGACCCAAATGCCCTGCGGTGTACGTGCCCACGCAAGGTAATTTGAACAGCTGCACTGCGCAAGCAATTGCAGCGGCATATGAATTTGATGAGGAGGATTCAGAGAACAAGTTCACACCAAGTAGACTTTTCATCTACTACAATGAGAGAGTGATAGAAGGAACGACTAAGTCGGATCCTGGTGCGAGAATTAGAGATGGTATTGAGACCATACGCAGTACCGGAGTCTGTCGTGAGGAGTCGTGGAACTATGATATAACGAAAGCCACAACTAAACCCCCTGCCCACTGTTACAGTGAGGCGGAGGACCACAAGGCAATTACGTACCATAGGGTCAAGCAGGATTTGAGGAGTATCAAGTCTTGCCTGGCACAGGGCAAACCAATTGTATTTGGTTTTGCCGTATTTCCAAGCTATTCTTCATCTACGAGTAAAACTGGCTTGCTCAAGATGCCCAATGGTGAAACGCGAATTGGAGGACATTGCGTATTAGCTGTTGGGTATAGTGACAAACATAAAACTATTACGGTTCGTAATAGTTATGGCCCCAATTGGGGAGCCAAAGGTCATTTCTACGTGCCGTACAAATTTATACTAAACAAAGATCTCGCTTGGGATTTCTGGGTAGTTAATAAGGTACGTGATAGGAAGACCGTCTCGCAAATGAAACAGCATGTTCATCCAGAACTTGTTGTATCTTGGCCAAAACCTGAGTCCCAATTAAGTTACACCAAACTAATCCCCGGTTCATTAAAGGGAAAACCCCAGACGACTGCTACGCGCAATCGGAAAGGAAAAGGCAAGAAAATGCTCATGAAGAGCGAAGTAATGCCTGTCAGTAAACAATCTGACGAAACTA